GACTGTTTGTTGTTTATGATGTATGACCTCTCAGTGGGTGTCAGTGTAACCTCCTCTGTCACAATCTCAAACTGAGGGAGTTCCACATTTGTTGTAGGATCTGTAAAGAATGACGTGTTGTTGAATGTAATGTTCAAGAATATATGTTGCTTGTGGATTGCACACAGTGGGAAATATGGCTTGAAGTATTTGTCACTCAAAAGCTTGTTGTCAAAGTCTTGGGATGAATGCCTTCTCCCGAAAAAAAAGTACAGCGGCACAAAAAGTTTCATCCCGTTACTTGTTTCCCCGGGCAGGCTACCACTTGGCTGACCGTTGTTGTCAAGAAATTTGAGACCCTCTTTCTCCTCCTCCGTTAGATAAAGCTCGCTGTAGATGACTGACCAATCCGTGTAGAGTGTCTCCAGCTCGTACTCATCAACCCTAAACTCTGCAGTCTGTATAAGAGCCTTGCCAACGTCAGCTGCGTATTCGAACGCGACACCTTCTACGTTGTTTTGTGGCAATGTGCACTTCAAATACATGTTACACAAAAGGTCACCCATATTCTGAGGATTCAACCTGACCTGAATGGTCTCACCAAAGGGCCACGTCGCAGAGGTTGTGGTCGCGGGTTTCTTTATCTTGGTGGAACGCTGATAGATTGTAAAGTTTGAGTGCCTACTCTGATTGAAATCAAAAAAAGAATCCTCGCCGTCAAAGTATTCGTCTTGACGCCCAACGGCATTAAGTGACATTACAGCGGCGCTTCCGGCCATTGTCTACTATTCTAGCAGGTTATTTTCCCACATCCTAATTATCGAGGTTGCCTCGAGGTCCTTCAGCTCCTTTTGCTTGGCGACGGAATCCCCAAGCAGGGCCTCTATAGCCTCCTCCGTGTACTGGTACGTCTTGATGTTGAGCAGGTAGTCGTAGCTGCCATCAACCTTTTTGAAGCCGTGAGAGGCAATCTGTTCCTCAAGGTTGCTCCTTTTGCGCTTGAAGATGACAATCTCATCATTCACAACCTTTTGAACAAATGCAGCCTTGTTTGTTAGGGTGACCACCTCCTGCTCCAGCCGCTTTTTCAGGTGCGCCTTGCGCCTCTTGTAGTAGTCGAGCCGAATCTCCACAAAGTCCACCAAGATCTCCTCCGCAGACTGGTACTTCTTGATGCCCTGCTTGGGGTGGAACAGGTGCATGTTGCTCACCCTGATGGTCTTGGCCAGCTTGAAGTCCTTGATGGGGTCCTTCCCGCTGTAACCCTCAATCTCAAAGTCTACAGACTCGGTTGTGGAATTGTTCTTGTAGCCGCTGATAACCTTTTTGTCAACAAGGCCATCAAGGTGCTCCCTGAAGTCCTGGGTCCACAGGCCTGGTGGAAGCTCTGTAACCTTGCGATTGGAATAAACCCCTGTAGCCACCCAGGCATCGCCACTGGCCACCACAGCCCCCTTGAACCCCGAGAACCAAGGGGTCATCTTCTTGATTGACTCGCCCTTTAGGGCCCTCCTGATGTTGTCCTTGATGTCATCAGGATTGAATGGCGGAACATTGCTGCTGAAACCAGTGCCAATACCCTCTGTGCCATTGACGAGAACAAGGGGTAGAACCGGTACAAAGTACTCTGGCTCAATCGTTTTGCCATCATCAGTTAGATACTTGAGCACGGCGTCATCAGCAGGATCAAACACTTGACGAGCATAAGGCATCAGCCTCGTGAAGATGTACCTCGTCTGACTCGAATCCTTTCCACCCATTAGACGTGTGCCAAACTGCCCAGAAGGATACAGGAGATTCATGTTGTTCGACCCGACATAGTCGTGCGCCATCTTGACAATCGTATCGGCCAATGAAACCTCGCCGTGGTGATAGGCGGTTGTTTCAGACACATAGGCTGCCAGTTGTGCAACCTTCATATCATCCTTCAGATTCTTCTTGAAACAGGCAAATAGAACCTTGCGCTGAGAAGGCTTGAAACCATCACACATATGAGCAATTGAACGCTTGACATCAGCCAAGCTGAAATCAACCAGGTCATTGTGAATGAAACTAGTAATGGTCAAGGAATTGATAGAGCCATACTTGATCTCCTCGTGACCGCTCGAGTTCTTAGTCAGCCACAGCTTTCGAGCATCAGCTTGGGTCTTGTCAAATGCCAAAACCACAGAGTTATCAGTCTCCTCGTCAACCTCAAATCCAACAGTCAGCTTTTCGATACTCTTGAAGTATTCCTTGGCCTCTACAGAAGTTGAGGTACCCAAACCCTTGTAGTACTTGACCTTCCAGCCACCCCCTGGATTGCTCGATTCATCAGTCCGAAATGCAGAATCAGTGAAGAACCACTTCTGCTGCTTGCCCTTTGTAGCCTTGACAATTGGGGTAACCATACAGATTACAAAACCAATTTCCAAAAGGCTCGGCCAAAAGTAGTGAAACATATTGATGACAAGACCCTTGATGTGACTTCCGTCATTATCAGCATCAGTCATAATCATCAACTTTCCATAGCGAAGCTCTTTTACTGAAGAATAAACCTTGCCCTGTTGAAGTCCTAGAATCTTTTTGAGATTGTTAAACTCTTCATTGTCCATCAGCTGCTTGGCACTTGCATCACGAACATTCTTACACTTGCCGCGCAATGGGAACACCCCATACGCATCACGGCCAACAACAGAAAGGCCAGCAATAGCCAATGTCTTGGCAGAGTCACCCTCTGTGATAATCAGGGTGGTCCTATCAGACCTGGCAGTGCCGGCCCAATTGGCGTCGTCAAGCTTGGGAATGCCGGTAATCTTGGACTTTTTGGCACCATCAGTCTTTTTGAGTTCCTTCTCCTCACGAGCCTTTGATAATGCCAGAACTTCATCCTGGACCCCAGTCTTGAGGACATTCTTGATAAAGTTCTTAGGTGGCTCAAATCTGCTCCCAAATTCTTGCGACTTTAGGGTACACTCAGACTTGATCTGGCTGCTAAAGGTTGGGTTGACCAGGGTTGCCCTCACCAACACAAACAGGGTGTTCTTGACCTGCTGAGGTCGGAGCTTAATCTTCTTGGCCAAATCATCAACAATGCCATGTGAAATCAGGTTGGCAACCGAATCGACGTGCGTTCCACCCTTGGTTGTGCAGATACCATTCACAAATGAAACTTGCTGGAACCCAGAATCAGATGGGGCTACACAGACTGTCCATCGGGGGGTTGAAACAGTGACCACGTCCTCGGCACCAGGGGTCAACATCCTCATGTACTGCTCAGGGGTTGGTGACTTGATCTCAGAGCCCTGGAAGGAAACCTTGCAATTGGCACTGGTACAAAAGGCTGCGTCCCATACGCGTTTTTCAATAATCTTGTAGATGTCCTCGTCCATCTTGGTCATACCAAAACGCTCCCAGTCAGGAACAAAAGTTATAGAGACGCTCGAGGTTGCTGCGGTGTGATTGGTAATTTTGGGCTTGTTGCACTTGGTCATGTTGTCCTCCCAAATCTGAGAGTACTTCTTCTTGTTGACCGAGTCCTTGATAGTCACGCTGAAAAGCTTGGAGTAGACATTTGCCAGTTTGGCACCATAGCCGTTGCGACCACCAACAACCCGTTCAGTATTGTCATCATAGTTTGTAGACGTTAGCAAGTGACCAAAGGTTAATTCAGGATTCCAAAGCTGTTCCTCTTGATGAAGTTCAACTGTGATACCACCAAGTGGTCCATTGTTTTCGACGGTGATGGCACCTGTCTCTTGGTCAACAGAAACCTTGATGTACTTGACCTCTTTGGGGTGGCAGGAGTTTCTGTCAATTGCGTTGACCAAAATCTCATCAAAAATTTTCAGCAGGGCTGGAGCATATTTGACCTGCGTCTGGGTAAACTTGTCACCATCCAGAACCCAATAGCTGTCAGCCTGTAAAGCTGTAGGGCCTACATATGAGTCAGGCCTCAGGAGGATGTGCTCGAGGTGTGAAACCTTTTTTACCTTCTCAGTCATGATGATGATGATGATATATCAAACTTTTTTCTTAAGTAATTGTAAGACATGAATTTTTTTGTGTTCATCCTTTCCCTCCTGGTTGGAATAACCTCCCTCGTAAGCTCAATAATTGGCCTCAAATTTTACAGCAAGCTTTCTGAATCTGAGAAAAAGGCGAATGAAGAAAGCAAGAGATACCTTTGGGGTATGTTGTTGTCGTCACTGGTCATGTCCATCGCGACCGTCGCCGTCGCTGTAAAGAGTCCCTAAGAGGTACACACCTAATCCGGGTACATCTCCCAACTTGGGCATCAGGCAGTCGTTGATGTCCTCACGAGAGCGGTACCTGTTAAAGTCTTCAAACCACTCGTGAATCTGTTGGCCTGTTTTTGAAGCAAGTCTGACAGGCCTCCTCACCTTGCCAATCTCACGATTCTTGAGATGGTCAAGATGATTCCTAGGTGAATAGTAGCAGGCGAGACACACGTACCGGCACTTCATATTGCCATAGTACCTAATCATCGACTGATTGCCAGTCATACAAAATGGCTTGTGGGTTGCAAAATTTCTCATGTATACAAAGGTTTGAAAGTCTTCCAAGAATGCCCTTACATTTATAGGATTTTTACACTCGTAGCACTTCTTGGTCCAGTCTATTCGAAGCATTATACTCTTTTATTAGGGTTCATAGTCTCTATACATTCAGCAACCAGGAACATTTTCTATCTATTAAGTAATGTGGTTGTATCTTTTAGCCGCTCTGGTGATATTCTTTATTTTCATCCGAAGTTCGAATGGAACCTCAAAGTCCAATATTGAAAAGCTGGTTCGTCAGTCTGCTCGATTTGCCACGGCCGCTCAGCAGGATGAGTCACCATTGGTGTCCGTCCTTCACGCAAACTACTCGGCTGGGTACCTATGGGCCCTCAAGGATATAGCCACACCAAAGCAGATTCACAATGCCACTGGTGTGGATATCAAAAAGTTTGAGGAACACATCTCAAATGTTCAAGATATGGTTACGA